AACCCAATCTATGTTCAAGAATATGATGCTACTGCTAACAATGGTGAAGGTGGTATGGTAGACACAGACGAACAGTTAGTAACTCGTGGTCTTAAATACAACATGAAACAGCAAGTGAAACAAACAGCAGGTTCTTTACTAGCACAAACAGATTGGTATGTTACAAGATTAAATGAAAAGTCTACTGCTATTCCTGCTGATGTAACTACTAAACGAGATGCAATCAGAACTGAATGTGATAGACTAGAAACAGCTATTGCAGGTGTAGATAGCGTAGAAGCATTGATAGAAGTTATGAACTCACAGAACTGGGGTGAATAATGATTACAATTAATGGCATAGGTTTCGTAGAAAACTCTACAAATATTGATACCTCATATACTCTAGCCACAAACACTAATGCAATAACTGCTGGTCCAATTACAGTGGACGATGATGTAGTTATTACCATAAGTGATGGTGCAACATGGAGCGTCGTATGACAACACAGATAAAAGGAAATGATACAAGTACATTCGGTGGTGCTATTACAACAAGCGGTAGTTCTACTAGCACATTCGGTTCAGACATCGATGTTACAGGTAATGTGGTAACAGATGCACCAGCGTTTAGTGCAAAAGCGGCTGTTGACCAATCATTTTCTACTAGCACTTGGACAAAAGTTGTATTAGAAACAGAAGAATTTGATACTGCTAACTGTTTTGATAATGCAACTAATTATCGTTTTACCCCCACTGTTGCTGGGTATTATAATTTTCAAGCTCATGTAAGAATAAATTATAGTAGTAGTGCTGGGGATAGTATATATGTAGCTGTATATAAAAATGGCAGTGAAGTAGGTAGAGCATCAAGATTAAATATGACTGGCAACTGGGGAGTATTACCTGTATCTACTATGTGTTATATGAATGGTTCTACAGATTATGTAGAATTATATGTACAAAGCCAGCATACAAGTAGTTTTGTGGATTACTATTGGGGGTCACCTAATAGCGGTTCTAAATTTCAAGGGTATTTAGTGAGCGTATAATGTTTGGCATATCTGCATTTTCTCAATCACCTTTTAGTACACTAGGTGCAGGTGCAGTCTTATTAGGTGAAGCTAATATTACTGCTGATGCTACTCTTGTATCTACTGCTGTAAGATTACGCACATCTACTGGTGATATATCATCTACTGCGACTATTACTACAGACGGATTACTTATCCTAAATGGTGTAGGTAATATCAACGCATCTAGTGCAGTGACTATAGATGCTACAAGATTGCGTACAGTATCTGGTGCAGTCAACGCTACAGCAAGTGCATCTTTATCTTACTTACGAATCAGAACAAATAGTGGTGAAATATTAGGTTACGCATTATTTGATGCAGAAGGATTCTCTTTAGCAGTAGCCAGTGGTTCTATCTTCTCTAATGTCAGTGTAACTGCTAACGGATTTAGTGAAATATATTCTAGTGCAAGTATAGATGGTAATGCAACTGTATATGCTCTTGGTGGTGTTGAGTATGATGGAGTTGGTCAAGTAAACGCAACAGCATTAGCAGAATGTTTAGCAAATGCTACATTTAGTGGTGATGCAATTATAAACTCTAACGGAACAATCACAGCATTAGGAACAATATTAGGTGAAGAATGGACTGACACACCATTTGGAAGTGAATCATGGACAGATGTTACAGCAGGTGCAGAAGTATGGACAGAAGTTTCTGCTGGTAATGAAAATTGGTATCGTAAGGGATAAATGAATATATTACATAACTTAATTTACATACATGATAATGTAATACCTAAAGATTTATGTGAATTGATTATAAATAATTTTGATTCTGATAATGCACAAAATGCAACAATAATGCAAGGAACAGAAACAAACCAAACAGATAATTCTATTCGAGATACAAAATTAAATTGGGAATCACCAATGTCTCCAATAGGATGTATTTTGCAATCTTATATTTATCAAGCAAACAAACAAGCTGGTTGGGACTACAACATATCACACATGGAAAAAATACAAATGTGCAAATATGATAGAAAAGGTTTTTATGATTGGCATATAGACACTTGCCCACCAGATGCACATGAGATTCAAAGAAAGATTAGCATAGTAGCTATGTTAAGTAACCGAGATGATTTTCATGGCGGTGATTTAGAAATAAAAAACCTGACTGATTATGGGTACGAACAAAATACAATAAAATTAAAACAAGGGTCTATTGTATGCTTTCCATCATACCTTGAACACAGAGTAACGCCTGTTCTTTATGGACAACGATATACTGCTGTTGGGTGGATGTCAGGGCGTAAATGGGTTTAATAACAAAAAGGATAGTAAATGGCTAAAAATAAAATATCTGAATATTCCTCAACCGCAGCGAATAATACTGATGTAGCAAACATTAACATAGCGGAAGGCTGTAGCCCAAGTAACATAAACAATGCTATTAGAGCCGTAATGAGCCATCTTAAAAACTTCCAAGATGGTTCTAGTGGTGATTCATTAACCAATGCAGGAACAGTTACATCATCTGGTACATTAGCTGTTACAGGTAATTTAACATTAGATGGTGCATCTGGAACAACAGGGCAAGTGATTGTTTCTCAAGGTTCAGGCAACACACCAATATGGGGAAGTGGTTTCCCAACAGGTGGTATTATTATGTGGTCTGGCACGATTGCTACAATCCCTAGTGGTTGGTATTTATGTGATGGCACAAACGGAACTCCTGATTTAACAAACAAATTTGTTATTGCAGCAGATGCAGATGATGGTGGAGTAGCTAAAACAAGTGTTACAGGAACAGCATCACAATCTGGCGGTAGTAAAGATTTAATTACACCTGCACACACCCACACAGGAACAGCATCAGTTTCAGAACGTTATTTAGAAACAGTTAGATATGTAAGACAACCTCCCTCACCATCAGAAGTAACAGGCATACGAGATGTAAACATGACTAACGATGGGACATTTACAACGCTTTATAACGTTGGTCGAGATGATGGAGGCGGACGAGGTATGGCTTTTAAAACTAATGTTAGAAATGCAACAGGTAGTTTTACAACAGACTCAACAGGTTCAACTGCTACCAACGCTAATTTACCTCCTTACTATGCACTAGCATTTATTATGAAAGGGTAGCATGGCTACACAACGCATATTATTTGACGAGTGGCTTCCTGACCAACCATCAGTCAGTAAATCAGTTCGTGAAGCATTAAATGTCGTACCTGTATTAAATGGGTATTCATACATTAATAGTGCTGCTAACTATTCAGGACAAGCATCAGAAAACCTAAACAACGTATTTGCAGGTAAGTTTGGTGGAACTGTGACTGTATTTGCAGGTGGTGGCACAAAATTATTTAAACTAGATAATACTGATTTAAGTTTAGATGATGTATCAACAGCAGGTGGTTATTCTGGTGATGGTCGTTGGCAGTTTGTTCAATTTGGTCAAAATATGTTGGCTAGTAATGGAACACAACGTATTCAAAGATGGACATTAGGTAGTTCTACTGCATTTTATCAATCATCTACATTTGTATCAGGCACATACAGCAGAAGTGGCACAACTGTCACTGCAACCATTACAGCACATGGATTAACTGCTGGTGAAACATATGAAGTAGATATTACAAGTGGTGATGGCACAGATGGTGAATATGTTATCTCTGTAACTGATGCTAATACTATTACTTACACAGATACTAACTCAGGCACAACATCAGGCGATATTCGTGTATTAACTTCTATTGCTCCTATTGCTAAACATTTGACTATCATTCGTGACTTTGTCGTTGGTGCATATATTGAAGCAGGAACATATCCTAACAGAGTTCAGTGGTCTGACGTAAACGACCCTGCTTACTGGGATAGTGAAGGTGCATCACTCGCTGATTTTCAGGACATTGAAGATGGTGGTGACATAACTGGGATTACTGGTGGTGAATTTGGTATTGTCTTATTAGAAAATGCCATAGTCCGTATGCAATTTGTAGGTAGCCCAAATATATTTAATTTTGACGTAATTGCAAGAGGTGTAGGTTGTATTGAAGGTGGCTCTGTTACCCAATATGCAGGTGTGACTTATTTCTTAGGTGCTGATGGCTTTTATGCTTGTGATGGACAACAAGTGATTCGTATCGGTGCTGAAAAGGTTAATCGTTACTTCTTTAACAATGCTAACATTGGTGATATTGATTCTATCTCAGCTTCTATTGACCCTGAGCGTAACGTAGTGATGTGGGATTATGCTAACGTATCTGGTAGCCGTTCATTGATTATTTATAACTACCAAACACAAAAATGGTCAGAAGCAGAAACAGATGTAGATTATCTATCAACATTATCATCAACAGGTGCCTCATTAGATGGATTAGATGATGCGTTTAATGTGACAGCAGGTTCATTTGTTATCGGTCAGTATTACACTATCAGAGAAGTAGGAACAACAGACTTTACATTGATTGGTGCAGTTGCTAATACAGTCGGTGTATTATTCCAAGCCACAGGTGTAGGTACAGGAACAGGTATTGGTATTGACCAAGCCGCAGCTACAACAGCATTAGCTTCACTAGATGCTTTATCTGCCTCATTAGATGACCGAATATGGAAAGGTGGTAAGTTCTTATTTGGTGGTGTTCGTGATGACAGAATTGTAGTATTTACAGGTGCTAGACAAACAGCTACTTTAACTACAAATGATTTAGAGTTTGGTTATAACACACTCGTTAATTTAGTTAGACCATCTATAGACAATGGTAGTGCAGATGTGCAAATTGCATCAAGACGTGAACTTAATGATACCATTACATTCTCATCAGCTGTATCAGCAGATGCAGAAGGTCGTGTTGGATTAAGAAGTCATGGTCGTTATCATAGAGTATCAGTCACACCAACAGGTGCAAACTGGACATTAGCCATAGGATTAGATTTAGACGTTAATCAAGCAGGGAACAGGTAATGGCACGTTCAGATATGTATAGAAAGCTACCATGGCGTGGTGGCAATCCTAGAGAAGTAGCAGAAGTGGTTAATAACCTTGTTGAAGGTAAATCTAACAACACAGGTGTCGTTACTCTAGATACAGGTTGGGCTACAACTACAACATTGTTTGATGAGCGTATCGGTAATAACTCAGTCATTTTATTAATGCCTGATAGTGCTAGTGCTGAAGCATCAGCAGTTCCTTATGGTGAAATTAATTCTACTACAGGACAAACTGCACCATCTACTGGAACAACAGCAGTTGTAGAGTTTGACAACATTACACAAAACAATGGTATCTATCAAGACGGAACAAACGATTCTAGAATCTATGTTAGAGATTCAGGCGTTTACAATATCATGTATTCGTTACAGTTAATTAATACTACCAACGATGGTCAATATGCTGACGTATGGTTTAGAGTAAATGGCACAGATGTAGCAGATTCAGCAAGTCGATTTGGGTTACCTGCACGAAAGTCTAGTGGCGACCCATCTGAATTGATTGGTGCTATGAATATATTTTTATCGCTAGAAGCAGATGACTATATAGAAATCGCAGGTGGTGTATCAGATGTTGGAGTTGAACTTTGGTATGATGCTGCATCTACTAGCCCATTTACAAGACCTGCAATACCATCTGTGATATTGACATTAAACATGGTATCAGGTGGTAGTTATGGAAACATCTATGTATCTAGCCAACAAAAAGGACAAGCTACAGTATCTCATTTCGCTAATAACACTAGTGGAAAAGAATACAAATATGTTATAATCGGCTAATGTATTTACAATATGTACCTGTTAATGACATAGGTGTTTATTGGGACAAAATAAAACCTAGTCTTGAAAATATGGCTCACACCTGGAGAGTCGAAGATGCTTATTGTGAACTAAAAGAAGGACGTGCAGATTTATTCCTTACAGTAGAAGATAATTACTTTACCGGTTATATCATTACTCAACGACATGGTGATGCTCTACATATATGGGCAGCATACAATGACAAAAATGATGTCCTAGAAAAAGGACTAGATTGCGTAAAAGAGTTGGCGCAATCACACAGACTCAAACGTATTACATTTAAGTCATACAGAAAAGCATGGAATAAAGTAGCACCTAAGTTAGGATTTAAGAGAGAGATATGGACATATGATTTGTGAACATAGCTCTTGTTCCTAAAAAGGACTACATACCTTGCTTTCATGCAATACATGATTATTTAGAGAAGTCAGCTAAATATACATATGGTCGTTTCAATGCAGACGACATTAAACAAAATCTTTTATCTACAAACAAACAACTATGGGTTGCATATAAGAACGTGCAAATCTATGGATTTGTTGTAACTGAAATCGTTACATACCCTCAAATGAAAACACTTATGATGCACTTTACAGGTGGCGTACATCTTAATAAGTGGAAAGACAATATGCTAAAGACATTACAAGAGTTTGCTAAAGAACTCGATTGTAAAGTCATAGAATCTTATGGTCGTAAAGGTTGGGGTAAAGTTTTTAAGCAAGATGGTTATAACCCTCGTTTTATTTATTATGAATTACCTTTGGAGTAAACTATGTTAAATTTATGGAAACTATTAACACTATCCGTTAGAATGTGTACATTCGCTGGAGGTGGTGGTCTATTTGGTGGTGGTGGTGGTGATGGAGGCGGTACATCTCAAACAACACAAGACATTCCTGAATGGCTCAAGCCTTATGTAACTTTCGGATTAGAGGAGGCTAAAAGTTTATACAAAGGAGCTGGTCCTGACTATTACCCTGGGCAAACATATCTTGACCCATCTCAACAAACTCAATCTGCATTACAATTAGCTGAACAAAGAGCAAGAACAGGCTCACCATTACAAAAAGCAGCTTTAGCACAACAAGCAGGAACAGTTGGTGGAACATATTTAAGTCAAAGTAACCCATATTTAAATCAAGCATTAGCAGGAGCAAGAGATATTGCTACACAAGGATACTATGATGCACTTAAAGGTGGTCGTAGTGGTGCAGTAATGGCAGGTCGTATGGGAAGTGGCGCTCAACAAGATGTAGAGTCTAGAGCAGAACAAAACCTTGCTAACGCACTAGCTTCTCAAGCAGGACAGCTACGCTATCAAGACTACGCAAGTGAACGTGCAAGGCAGGAAGCAGCAGCAGCTCAAGCACCTGCAATGGCAGCAAGCGAATACCAAGACATTAATCAATTATTACAAACAGGTCAAACAGGTGAGGCATATAAACAAGCTGCGCTAGAGGCTGATGTAGCAAGATTTAACTTTGGTCAACAAAAACCATACGAAAAATTATCATCTTATCTTGGTGCTGTTTATGGCGCTCCTGTACCTATTCAATCTACCACTACACAAGAAACAGATAGTGGCGGTAAAATCATTTGTACAGCAATGAATCAAGCATATGGATTTGGTTCATTTAGAAATGCAGTATGGTTAAAATATTCACAAGAAAAACTCACAAAAGAACACGAAGTTGGCTACCATGCTATGTTCTTACCATTAGTTAAAATCTCATACAAAATGGGTAATAAATGGTATAACAAAGCTGTTAGAACAGTTCTTGAACATCTTGTTAGACATAGAACAAAAGATATTTATCAAGAATCAAAAGGTAAGAAACGTGATACATTAGGTCGCATATACAGAAACATCTTTGAACCATTATGCTACCTTGTTGGTAAAATTAAAGGAGTTAAGTAATGAGTGACCCAATAACAATCGGTGCTGGCGTAGGAGCTGGTATATCTTTATTAAGAGGTGGTAACCCACTTAAAGGCGCAGCAGTAGGTGGACTTGGTGGTGCAGGATATGGCGCATTAACAGGTTCAGGAATGGCTGGTAACTTATTATCGCAAGGTGGATTGCTTTCAGGATTAGGTAGCAAAACAGCTTCAAGCACATTGCCAACTGTTTTAACGACTGAAGGTGCAAAAGGAGTAGCACCTAGTATATTTGATAAAGGTTTAGCATTTATGCGTAACAATCCAACAGCTACAATGGGTGGAATGGTAGCGGCACAAAACTTAATGCAACCACAACCAACATATCAAATGCAAACACCTGACCCACAAATAATTCCATCTCAACAAAGTCAAATGAATTATGTTCCTGCACATTTACAGTCACAAGTACAAAAACCAAGAGTAGATGTAACTGCACCAACAATGGGAGCAACAACACCATATAGAACATTTGGTTTTGGTGGAGCAAATATGTTCCGTGACCCAAGAGAACAATACTTAAACTATCCACAATACTAAGGAAAAGACATGGCTGGAATATTAGATTATTTAAACCCATTTCAAGCAGGTGGGTATGACCCTGCCCAAGGAAATCAAACTGGTGTAAATCTACCTAATATATTTATGACTCCTGACTTAAATCAAGCAGGATTATTAGATGTAGATACGCAAAGAGCGTTACAACAACAAGCTACTAAAACAGGCGGTGTTTTATCTGCTGTTGATTTTCTAACTAGACCTAGAAATTTAAGAGCAGGAAGTGCATTGCCATACATAGGCGAGGCATACAAAACAGGATTTGGTGGCGCACAAAATGTATATAATTTAGGATTAACTCAGCAATTAAGAAATATGGCTTTGAATAAACCAGGAGCTACATCCACACCATTTGAAAAAATAGATTATAGTAAAGTTGATGTTCCAAAATCAGATTTAAAAGGATTTCAAAAGTCTTGGGAAGCAGGCGCTCCAGACTATAGTTTGTTAAAAATGAAACAACAACCTGTATTTACTCAAACTAAAGCTATGGAAGAATTTGATAAAAAAGCTGTTCCTGACTTAGCAGAATTTGTTATTGGTGGTGGATTTTCTGATGCACAAAAATCATTAACACAGCTAAATGAAGCAGTCAACAAATTAGAAACTACTCCAGAAGGAACAATTACTGGAAGATTAATTGGCGCACAACCTGATTGGTACAAGCAAATAAGGAATAGAGAAGCTGTAGCAACTAAAGAAAAAGTTGAAGAAATTGTACAGCGTAACTTACGCTTAATTTTAGGTGCGCAGTTTACACAAGAAGAAGGTAAGCGATTAATTGAACGTGCATATAATCCAAGTCAATCACAAGCAGAAAACGCAAAACGTGTCAGATTGTTGCAAAAACAAATATACGATGCTGCAAAAACAAAACAAGATGCTTACGAGTATTTACAACAAAACCAAACATTAGCAGGTTTTGAAGGCAAGTTATACAATCAGTCAAATCAATTCTTTAATGATTATGATGCTACATTAAACGCAATGGAATCAAATGAAGAACCTAAAGATAATTCTGGTCAATGGACTATTGTCCCTTAAACAAAGGATAACAAATGGCAGAAATGCAAATTTACAAAGTAAAAGCACCTGACGGAACTATTGTTAAAGTACAAGGACCAGCAGGAGCTAGCCAAGAAGATATTATATCTAATGCAAAAAGATTGTTTTCGCAACAGTCAGCTATGCAGCCAACATCTAACGTGGGAGTAGGTTCAGCTAGAGCATTGGGTCAAGGATTAACTCTTGGGTTTGGAGAAGAAATAGAAGCTGGTTTGCGCTCAGCTGCATCTGCAACACCTGGATTTGGTGAAGTTGGATTAGCAGCAGGTATTCCTACAGAGCCAAAGCAAGGAGATATATATGACCAAATGGGATTAAGAACTAAAGAAGTATCTCCTGAGTTTAGACCTTATAAAGACATTAGAGATGAAATTAGAACATCTCAAGCTCAATTTTCTTCTGAAAACCCATTACTATCTACAGGTTTAGAATTAGGTGGAGCATTAGCATTGCCATTTGGTCTTGGTGTAGCAGGTAGATTACCTAAAACATTAGATACAGCATTACGTTCAGGCTCTGTTGCACAAAGAGCAAAAGCAGGAGCTGCTGTAGGTGGTGGAGCAGGCGCAATAACTGGTGCTGGCGTTGCTCCTGAGTTAGAAGATGTGCCTAGTTACGCTGCTGGATATGGCGCAGGAGGTGCAGCATTGTCTGTAGCAGGCGGTGAAGCAATTAGAGCTGGTGCAAAACTTACAGGCGATGCGTTTAGAAACATTACAGAAAGATTAGGTTTTGGTGATGTTAATAAAAGAGCAACAGAAATTATTACTGACAGACTTTCTGCTGATGAATTAAGTCCAAATCAAGTAAAAGATATATTTGAAGAATATAGGAAATTAGGCGTAGATGACGCTACTCTTGCAGACCTTGGTAAAAATTTACAAGATTTAGGTTATCAGTCATATGTTGTTCCTGGAGCAGGTAAAACTGGAGTTAAAGAATTTTTAGAAAAAAGAACTACAGAGTTACCAGATGAGATAGTTCAAGGTCTTACACAAAAAGCTAAAGTTAAATCAGATGTGTTTGGCTATGATTATGTAAAACAATTATCTAACAATCAAAGAGCAGCTGCTAATAAAGCATATCCAGAAGCATATACTAAAGCTATACCTGCTGAACCATTTAGAAAGTTTGCAGACAGAAAAGTATTTTTAGATGCGTATGACGAAGCTGTTAAAAAAGCAGATGTATATGGAGAAACATTACCATCATTTGACCAGATACAAAATGCAGACTTTGTTCCAACAGAATTATTACATCAAATAAAAATTGGTCTTGATAGAGTAGTAAATAAACATCAAGATAAAATTACCGGAAAAATTGATGATTATGGCAGAGATGTTTTAACAGTTAAAAACGAATTCAATGACTTAATTAAACAATACAACAAACCATATGCTCAAGCTAACGCTAGATTTGCAGATGAAGCAAGAATTAGAGATGCTTATGAGATGGGTTTAAAATACAATAAACTCACCACAAGTGAACTAGCAGACAAAGTAGGTAAATTAAATCCTGCTGAAAAGGAATCATTTAGAGTTGGTTTATTATCTAACGTAAAAGAAGAATTGTCTAAGTTTAAATCAGGTGATTTTCAAAGAAGAATATTTGCTAGCGATAAACAAAAGCAAGCATTATTAAGAGCGTTTGATAACACAAAAGATTACCAAGACTTTGTAAGACAATTAGAACTACAATCTAATAAACTTGCCACAGAAAGACGTGTCCTTAAAGGCTCACAAACTTATGAAAATATAGCTACTGCTGACCAAGAGTTATTAACCCCAGAAGTTTTAACAGAAGCAGCTAGAGGTAATATAGGTAGAGCATTAGGTGGCTTAGTTAGCGAAGGTGGTGCTAGATTAAAATATCCACCAAGAACAGCAGAAGCTGTAAGAAGAAAGCTATTTGAAACAGACCCAGCAAAAAGACAATTAACGTTAGATGAAATTGAAACTTTGCTAAAGCCAAAAAGAAATAGACTTCCTGCTGGCATATTTCCATATGTATCAGGAACATCAGGATTATTAGGTTCTGAATGATATGGCGCAATCTAACCCTACCCCCTATTAACTTATACAACGTACCGAGGAATTATGAAAGACATAGACCCCTACGAAATAGGACATCTGACGGCAGAAGTTCAACAGCTAAAACAATCTCAAGCAGAGATGGAGAAGGATATTAAAGAACTACTTGCTCTAGCTAACAAATCCAAAGGTGGATTCTGGGTAGGTATGGCTATAGCATCTTTTGTTGGTGGTGTTATAGCGTTTTTACTAAAAGGCTGGATAGACCATTGAGCATAATATACGATGTTATATTTGCATTATTTAAACTGTTTATTGTTCCAATACTGTTCTTTTTCTTTTACTTCCTATTTGCACTAACTGCTGTGACAGAAAAAATTATTATTAGTATTGATAAACTGTTAGATAATATTATGGAATGAAGCTCGATATTAAAACAATAGAATCGATATACGATATGCTCATCTCAACTCATGTGTTAAGAGATGTTGGATTGCCACCATCTTATGAAGTTGAATTTGAGTTACTTTCTATAGACGATAATTGTATGGCATCTTATACACCAGACCCTGATACCATAGGTGTATGTCCACAAAGACATCGGTTCTTAACAAGCGTTATCAAATCTGTATTACATGAAATTATCCATATGACTAATCACTATTATGGTAAGTCTTATTTACGTCATGATAAACGTTTTAAAGAACTACGCAAACATATTGCTGACGAACTAGGTTTTGATGAAAACGAAATATAAGGATTCGCATGAAACAAGTATTTTTAAAAAGACTTTTAGAGTCAACGACTTCATGTATGGTAATGATGACACAAGGAAATGTGTTAGCAATATCTTTGGGTCATTGGGAAAAAGCATTACAAGTTGGATTAATTGCATCTTTAGCAACTATATTATTAATCAAGTTACATAAAGAAGATTTAACACATAACCAATATGTTATGGCAGGAGTTATAGGTATATTTACTGCTGTAGCAGATTTAATTGCACACCCTTCTGGATTTGGTGGAGTAACAACAGAAGCTATTGTTACAGGTATTGGTGCAGGATTATTATGTATATGTTTAAGTCATATAAAGGGATATAAATGATAGGTATATTAGCAAAGATACTAGGTAGTGGTGATGTGATTAAAAAAGGTTTAGAACTTATTGATGATATGCACACCTCTACAGAAGAAGAAATAAAAGCAAAGAATGATGCAAAGATTGCATTGTTAGCAGCTTATGCACCATTTAAATTAGCACAGCGATACCTTGCTATTATGTTTTCTGGAGTCTTTGTATTTATCATGCTAAACGGTGTTCTTGGCGCATTATATGGTATTATAGATATGAATAACGTTAATGAAGCTAAGGCATTTGCTAATGAAATGTGGCTAGGTGAAATTATGTTAGCAATTGTTGGTTTTTATTTTGGCGGAGGATTGTTTGAATCAGCGAGGAAGAAATGAAACTATCTCCACATTTTAGTTTAGAAGAACTCACTCATTCTAATACAGCTGCTCGTCTAAATATAGACAATACACCTACAGTTGAAATTATAGATAACTTAACTTTTTTAGCGAAAGAATTAGAAAATGTACGAACTTTATTATCTCATCCTATGCTTATTAATAGTGGTTTCCGTTGTCATGCTCTTAATGATTTTTTGGGAAGCAAGCGAACTTCTAGCCACACGAAAGGTTTGGCGGTTGACTTCATTAGTCCTAGTTATGGTAACCCTCGCAGTATTGTTAGTGCTATAGTTGATGCAGATATTAACTATGACCAAGTTATATTAGAATATGACAGATGGGTACATTTATCTTTTCATCCTGATAAACCACGCAAGGAAGCGTTAATAATAGATAAAAAAGGTACAAGACTTTTTAGTTAATTATGAATAATTCAGTATTAGTCATCTCTGACTTACATATACCATATCACCATCAAGATGCGTTTGACTTTCTAAAAGCATTAAAAAAGAAATATAAGCCTGACATGATTGTAAACATTGGAGATGAGTTAGACCATCACGCTATCTCTATGCACGAACACAATCCTGATTTAATGTCAGCAGGTGATGAACTTAAGAACTCTAGAGTATATATACAAGAGCTAGAGAAGATATTTCCTAAGATGACATTGGTACACTCTAATCACTCATCTTTAGTATATAGACGAGCATTAAAATATGGGCTTCCTAAGGACTATTTAAAATCCTACAACGAGTTTTTAGGCGTTGGTAATGGTTGGCAATGGGTAGATGATTTAACGATTACGCTATCAGATGGTAGCCGTTGTTTCTTTACGCATGGAATTTCCGCAGATGTTTTAAAGGTTTCAGCCCAGTATGGGATGAATTCGGTTCAAGGTCATTTTCATACAAAGTTTAGTATAGGTTATTTTAGTAACCCTGAAGCACTTATTTGGGGTATGCAAGTCGGTTGTTTAATTAATCAGAAGTCGATGGCGTTTGACTATGCTAAAAACTTTAAATCACGCTTCATAGTAGGATGTGGCATGATTATTGATGGACAGCCTAAATTAATGCCTATGGTCTTAGATAAGGATGGTCGATGGAACAGAACGATTCCCTAGAATTTCTTAATTCTTTTAAGAACCAAACAGTCGACAATATTGAGTTTATTGAAGACGAATCAGAAGCCTTATTAAAAATTACATTCACAAACCAAGAGTCATTTGTTATTACAGGTGATAGTATGAA